AAGCTAGAACGAAAGCGAAACCGACTGGAAAGGTTAGCCTTTCGAAAGGCGGTGCGCCTAAGAGCAAATCAAGAGTTAATGAAGCTGGCAACTACACTAAGCCCGGAATGAGGAAGCAGCAGTTTAACCGCATCAAGGCTGGGGGCAAAGGCGGCGCACCCGGACAGTGGTCAGCACGTAAGGCGCAGATGCTTGCGTCAGCCTATAAGAAAGCAGGGGGCGGTTACAAATGACATGGAACACGTATTTCTGCTTCTTGTCTATCTAGGCACAGGAGAGTTTCGCAACTTAGTCAGTGGCGACATGTACTTTCGTAGTATTAACGAGTGCAATTATTTTGCAGAAAAGTCAGCAAAGAGGTATGGTAATTATCAGTACAGCGCATACTTAGACCCAAAAGACAGAGTAACAGCTTATTGTGTACCTAAATACGTTAACCCCGACAACGTAAGGATATATTAAGATGGACCCCATCAGCGCAATGGCGACTGCTTCGGCAGCGTTTGGTGCAATCAAAAAAGGTTTTGCAGTAGGCCGTGACATAGAACAGATGGCAGGAGACTTATCCAGATGGATGGGTGCCATGTCTGACTTGGAACAGGCTGAGAAAGAAGCAAAGAACCCACCTATATTTAAGAAGCTGTTTGCTGGACAATCAGTAGAGCAGGAAGCCATAGCCGCCTTCGCCAACAAAGAGAAGGCAAAGCAGCAGCGATACGAACTGCAGCAGTGGATAAGCCTCACTATGGGTAAGTCCAAGTGGGATTCACTGGTGGCAATGGAAGGCCAGATACGTAAGCAGCGTAAAGAAACACTTTACAAGCAGCGTGAACGTAGGCAGAAGTTCGTAGAGATTGTAGCATGGACACTGCTAGTTGTTGCAGGTGCAGCAGCCTTGTATGCTTTTGTAGTCTTTATGAAGGGTACAGTTGCTAGAGCAGCAGACCCTACACATGTAACGTGCAGGTTGAAGGGTTGCACTACGGTAGACAAACAGCGTGTGTGTGTCTATCACGGTGTAAACAATACGGTGGACACATTGTTTTTTCGTATGGACGAATGGTTCCCCCGTGAATTTCAGTGTAAGTATGACCCTAACGAAACCAAGCCACCAAGCATACAAGAAACATTTAAAGAAATTAGAAAGTCACAGAAAAACTAATGGCAATTGCAAAGTCACAACAGAGCCTGAAAAACTGGACAAAGCAGAAGTGGCGCACCAAGTCAGGTAAGCCTAGTGCTAAGACAGGTGAAAGGTATTTACCTGAAAAAGCAATAAAGTCCTTGACAAGTGCAGAGTATGCTGCTACAACTAAGGCTAAGAGAGAAGGAACACGTAAGGGGAAGCAATTTGTACGCCAGCCTAAATCTATTGCAAAAAAGACTGCAAGATTTCGCAGAGGCGGGTAAAGACCCACGCACGTTTCGTTTGGCTGATATGGAGCCAGATATAGAGACCCGTGTATTCTTAATCAAGAAAAAGCTACAGGAACTGAAAGATGTTAAACTTATTGATAGGGCCAGTTGCTGAACTGGCAGGGACGTGGTTAAATGGAAAAGTTGAAAAGTCTAAAGCAGAAACTGGTGCAAAAGTTGCACGGGCTAAAGCTGAAGCTACAATCATGGAAAAGAAAGCTACTGGCGAACTTGACTGGGATTTGGAAATGGCTAAAGGAAGTAAGTCTTCGTGGAAAGACGAGTGGCTTACTATTCTGTTCAGTATACCTCTCATTCTTGCGTTCATTCCGGGTATGGAAGAAGTAGTGGCAAATGGATTTGCCCAACTCCAAGCAATGCCTTCATGGTATCAGTATAGCCTTGGTGTTATCGTTGCTGCCAGCTTTGGTGTTCGCAGTGCTACTAGGTTATTTGGAAAAGGGTAGTCCTATTGCAGATGTGGAATATGCACGACAGAACAACAGAAAGACAGGCGAGGATTAATCGTGGCAGAAGTAACAATGGAAAGACTACTCAAGTGGAAGATACTGCCCCGCTTGATGATGATTATGATGTCAATATCCGCTTGGCGGGTAGTGGAGTGGTTTATGACATTGCCAGACCCTACCAACGCACAGGCGGGTCTAGTGAGTGTAGTCACGGGGGCCATGACAGGTGCATTTGCGGTGTGGATGGGGCATGAGAAATGAAATATAACGCTGAGAACTTTGTAAACAAACTTATAGCACACGAAGGTCTGCGCCTTCAAGTGTACAAAGATACGCTTGGTATTGATACGATTGGTATTGGACGCAACCTTGAGGACCGTGGTATCACAAAGGAAGAACTGGACTGGATGGACATCCCTAATATGGATGCTGTCTACGAGTACGGTATTACTGAAGCTGATGCTATGTACCTCGCAAAGAATGACGTACAGATAGTCGAAGAGGAACTTGTTCGTGCGCACCCTTGTGTTGACAAGCTAGACGCTGTACGTCAGCTAGTATTGATGGACATGGCATTTAATATGGGTGTACCTCGCTTGCGTAAGTTTACAAAAATGTGGAATGCCATCCATGAAAATAAATTTGACATAGCGGCAAAAGAAATGCTTGACAGCAGGTGGGCAGTTCAGGTAAAATCACGTAGTACAAAATTAGCCCACGCAATGCATCATGGTGAATTTTAATGTCTAGACAGCTAACCGAAAAACAACAGAAGTTTCTTAACGTCCTTTTTGATGAAGCTGGCGGCGACATGGTTGTAGCAAAAAAGATGGCAGGATATGCTGACACTTCTAGTACTGCAGAAATTGTTAAGGGTATTAAAGAAGAGATACTTGAGGCGACTCAACTGTACATGGCACGTAATGCGCCGAAGGCGGCGATGGCGATGACAGGTGCGTTGTATGACCCGACTGAACTAGGCATTCGTGACAAAATGGTTGCTGCTAAAGAATTGCTTGATCGTGTAGGTCTGGTAAAAACAGAAAAGATGCAGGTAGAGGCATCTGGTGGTGTTATGCTTATGCCACCTAAAGCTATCGTTGAGGAGGATGACTGATGGCATCAGTAGATAACGTAATTAGTGCGGTATATAAATTGTCTGCACCATTAAGAGAAAAGGCACTAAAGGCTTTGGGTCTTTCCACTAAAGGCGCACCGGGTCGTAAAGGCGATGGAATTATCGTAGGGCGTGATCGTGTGCGTGTACAGAAAAAAGTAGATCAATTAGCTGGTGGTGCAAAGGGAATTACTGTGGCTGCAATTTTGCATGAATTACTTGGTATTGAATCTACATCAAAAGCTGCAGACAGGATTCCTACTGTAGCAGATTTTGAAGCGTCTAATACACAATCAAAAAGACCTGATGGTGAAGGAAAAGCGGTTACAAAAAAGAAAGAAGAAGTAACTACACCAACACCTCCACCAGAAGGACGTAAAACAAAAAGAAACGCAACAACAACTCGTCCTATACCAAAACCAAAACGCAACAATACAAAAAAAGATGAGTCTCGTGTAAACTTTAAGTTTGAGACTATAAATAAAAATAAAGGTGGTTCCGTTACCAAGTCAAATAAAGGCCCACAAGATTTTCGTAAAGGTGGCATGGTTCTTTCAAGCGTAGATAATCGTAAAAAGAAATGACTAGAAGCGTAGGTAAGTGGAAGCTACCACAGCCAACAGACATCAAAGAAGAAAACGTATGGGTGCAGATACCTCGCATTGCAAGGACTGTACCTTTTGGTTACAAACTAAATGAGCAAGACCCCGACATTCTTGACCCAATACCAACAGAGTTAGATTTACTAGAGAAGGCACGTAGCCACGTAAATCAATATAGTTATCGTGAAGTAGCTAACTGGCTTAGTACAAATACAGGTAGGTACATTTCTCACGTAGGTTTAAGGAAACGGTTACTGAATGAGCGACAGCGTAAGAACAAAGCTAAAAGCCTCCTCAAGTGGGCAGAGTATGCGGAAACGGCAATCGCCAAAGCGAAAGCAATCGAAGAAGCAAGAACTGGCGCAAAAGCAGCAGCCGCAGATTGAAGAAGTTTCATATGAAACGTCTGCTATTGAGGAACATGCTAATGTACTGTTTAAGCCTAATCCCGGCCCACAGACAGACTTTCTAGCAGCAGCAGAACGAGAAGTACTATACGGTGGGAGTGCTGGTGGAGGTAAGTCTTATGCCATGCTTTCAGACCCACTACGTTATATGGGGCATCCTGCATTTAGCGGATTACTTCTGCGACACACCACAGAAGAACTC